CCAAACTGCGGTACGAGTATTTGATACTGACCTCAATGACTGGAGAAGTTTCCGCGTTGATAGTTTACTAACCTTCAATCGCGCCACCGCATAATATGGCAAAGAAGAAACGTAAACTCACTGAGGAGCAACGTCTTGCTGCGAGTGAACGTCTTGCGAAAGCACGACTCGCTCGTGGGCATGATGGCAGTCTTTCTATTCATGAGGATATAAGAAACTTACCTGAAGACCATGGGTTACATTGGAAGAAAGTGAAGAGTTGGATAAAGAACTGCGAACTTGATATCAAAACAAAAGAAATGCGTCTGAAGAGAGATTCACATAAGTGGAAAGAAAGAAACGAGTATACCTCCCTTCAAGTTTATATTGCTAATATGAAAACGTATCTGAGAACAGGTCTTTGGTTAGATATGTTCTATGGTTCCGAAAAGCAATATAAGATAAAATGGTTAGTAACTAAAAAAGGTTATCATGATAACGGTGAAGTCAAACGAATAACAGGTTACTGGTATGATGATGGTGGTGTCTGGAATGGCACAGGTTTTGAAGAAGAAGGAGAAGAAGTTGAAAGTTGATTTCGTACAAGGTGGGGCAGATAGTCCTACTGATGAAAAGGAAGAAAGTAACTTCCTAAGTAAGAAAAGATTCAGTAAGATGGTAGAAGATAATGTAAGAAAAATGTCTATGTCTTATATGGATTCCGTAGTACATCTCTGTGAAGAGAATACAATTGAGATTGATGATGTTAAGAAATATCTTTCGTCATCTATAAAGGATAGGATAGAATCAGAAGCAATGAATCTAAACTTCCTTGAAAAGTCTCATAGACTTCCCGCAAAATAGGAGGAAAAAATGTTATAAATATACTTGACTTATTAGTCGCAATATACTATAATACAAATAATACAAAACACACAAAACATACAAGGAAAAATATATATGTCTTTTGCTAATTTAAAATCTAATCGTACTGATGTTTCTAAACTCGCTAACGCTGCCGCTGAAATGTCTAATACAAAAAAATCAACAAACAAATATGAAGATACACGGTTCTGGAAACCGACTGTAGATGAGTCTGGTAATGGTTATGCCGTTGTGAGATTTCTTCCTGCGGGGGAAGGTCAAGAGTTACCATGGGTAAGATACTTTGACCATTTCTTTAAGGGTAATACTGGTCAATGGTATGTAGAGAAATCACGTACTACATTGGGTGGTGAAGCAGACCCTGTGAGTGAATACAACTCACGACTTTGGAACTCTGGTATAGAGTCAGACAAAGAAATTGCTCGTTCTCAAAAGAGACGACTACATTATGTAACTAACATCATGGTACTGAGTGACCCATCTAATCCTTCTAACAATGGTAAAGTATTCCTTTACGACTTTGGTAAGAAAATCTTTGATAAGGTTATGGATAAGATGCAACCCGAGTATCCGGATGAGACTCCTGTAAATCCATTTGATTTCTGGAGTGGTGCTGACTTCCAACTTAAGATACGTAACGTTGCGGGATATCGTAACTATGACAAGTCTGAGTTCAAGTCACCTTCTGCGTTGTTAGAAGGCGATGAAACTAAACTAGAAGCAACCTATAATACTATGCATGACATGAGTGAGTTTACTGACCCATCATCATACAAGTCTTACAATGATTTAAAAGCACGACTTGAAGTTGTGTTAGGTCAGGCGACTGGTTCAGGTTCTACTATGAAGAATGAATCATTACAACAAACTGCTGAGACCGTAGGGTCTAAGTCAGTTGAACCTCAAGTGATTCCGTCTGCTCCTCAACCGCAGGTAGCGATGGCATCTGAGGGAGATGATGATACATTATCCTACTTCGCGAAACTCGCGGCAGAGGATTAAAAGATGTCCGCCTTTACCATTGGTATCCCCGAATAATTAGGGAGGGGATTTCCCCTTAAACCCACGTAAAAAAGGCAGGGGAGACTTTCGGGTCTCCCTTTTTTTTATCCTAATCCCGCTAAACCCATAAGCATTGCGAATTCAGGAGGTGGTCCAGAATCCGATGCACCATCAAGAGCGCCAGAATATGAATTGTTAGTCACAGAAGTTTGACTGTTATCCACATTAGTCCCACCTTCAAGTCTTCTTGCTTGCTCTGCTTGTAATCTTTCTTGTTCTTCTAGTGCTGCCTTTTTTCGTTCTTCTTCTTCTTTTAATTTTCTTGCTCTATCTGCTTCTTTTTTCTCAAGTCTTGCTTTTTCTGCTTCTGCAACTTCTTTTGCTATTCTTGCATCGGTTTCTGTTTGAGTCTCTACACCAACAAGTTTCTGTGCACCCTCAAATGCAGAATCACCAAAATTCATAACTCCATTGAAAGCATCAAAAAATGCTTCTTTAGGACTTTTACCTCCAGGAGTTATAGCAAGGACACCAGCAAGACCACCTGCTGTTAATGCCATAGGAAATCTCATTATCTTTGTGGATATCTGTGCTAATTTTATAGCAAGGTTAGCGAGTCCTGGACCCATCCCTTGATCAAAGGCACTAGTTATGTTTGAGAAAAATCCTACTATTTTGTCACTAATCGCATTAAAGAAGTCTCCTATCATTGCCGTAACGGAGAATCCTTTCAAATACGCTGCAGCATTGTCAAATCCAAACTTTCCAAGAATCCATGCAGCGATACTTCTTAAAAGGTCAAGTGGATAACCTACAATCGCTTTAAATGCGCCACCGATACCTCCTAGCACACCACCTACTAATTTAGAAAATATACTTCCGTCTTCACCATATCGATTAAATCCTTGTATAGCACCCTTTACTGTTTCAAATATAGTAAATATAATTCTAAGTGGTGCAAATATTGCTCCAAACATTTTACCAATTACCCTAAATGGACCAAGCATTGTCTTAATTGAATTTTTAAATCCACTAATAAGTTTTGATAACTTTCCTGCGCCTGAAGGTTTAGGTGGACCCGCTGGTTTTTTAAATTTGTCAAACATTCCTACGAATTTTTGATAACCCCTCATTATGGCATTCATAGTGCCACTACCTTTTCTCATCTGTTGAAACTCTTTGGGACTCATTTGTTTCGCTAAATTACTTACTTCCTTACCATACACGTTTGGCATTTTTGCCATTTGTTTCTGAGATACACCCGCCCTTGCTAGTTTGTTCATTTTATTAAATGATTTAGTTGGTTTTGCCTTTTTAGATGCTTCTTTAAATTTATCTATACCAAAAATCTTTGAATTGAACTTATTGATTTTATCAATTGAACCTCTTAAAAGACCTAACGAAAACTTTACTGTAGCAAAACCGCCTTTACCAAAAATCATTTTACCTAGACCAAGACTACCAAGTCCTGCAAGAAAGAGAAGAGGCGCTTTTATCAAACTACTTAAGATTAAACCAAGAAATCCCAACATACCTTTTCGGTCTTTAGTCTCATCTTTTTCTTTAGGACTACTACCTTTACCTCCTTTATTTTCTTTAAGACCCTTTAATGAAGCAAGTAACTCTTTCCTTTCTTCTTCTTCATCTCCCTTTTTCGCATTAAGGTCATCGAAATATTTACTAACCAAAGAAAAAATACCTTGGAGTTGCAAGGTGTGAGTTTCACCCTGTATTACTTGAACCTGATTTGCCTTACTGAGCAATTCTAACTGCTTATTTGTAACTTGGAGTGACAGAGCAATTTGAGTTAGTCTCAGTGTATCAGAATCACTGTTTCCTAATGATTGTGTATCTAAAAATACGGGATTACCAGTTCCGTGGGTGTCATCAATTGCCATGTGTTTACCTTATGCGTTCGTCTGATTTCTTTTTTCCTGTTCTTCTGCCTCTTTTTCGAGATGTTGTTCTAATAACATTAAATAAACTTCTCTTTCCCACGGATGCATATTTTCAATATCATGTAACGAATATTTAAAATGCTGCATCAAAGCAAAATTAGTTTTAAAATGAGAAACTAAATTGTCATGCGAGAGGCATACTAAAAAAAATCTTGAAGACCCTCCAATGTTAATTTATTCTCATGTCCACACTTTTTACAGGTGAACTCTACTTTTTGTTTTAATGACGGAATAGTTCCAAGAAAATCTCCGAGTTTTTCGAACTGAAGTGATGTCATTGAGTTAATGAATTCATCCATTTCTTTTTGAGACCATTCTGTTATTCTTTCGTTGGGTGTAAGAATTGCTAATATGCAATGATTGATCAGACTTAAACCGTATTCTGATTCAGACATACCCTGAGAAAAGTTTGACATAAAAGCATTGTAAGAAGGATATCTTAATTCTATAGATATTTCTGGATTTATCTCTACAATATTACTAATGTCTTTAGGTGGTGTCGGAATATCTATACTGCTTAATTCTATAGTAACATCTGTTTTTCCGTCACAATCTTTTGCAGAACAAACTCCATTTAATGTAGAAGTTTCTCCGACTGACTTTGCCCTTATCATTGTAAATAGATACTCAACATCAAAAGAGGTGAGTGAATCAATATCGACATTGTCATATATACAAGCAACTACAGTATCGAGCATTGCTCTCATCGCTGTTTTTTCATCATTTGATTCATGCGCTTGTAAAAGTATTTTTTCTTCTTTCACTAGATATGGTCTGTATGTTACGACCTTCATGGTTGAAGGTATTTGTACCTCATATCTAACTGATTCATTTAACTTAGGTAGTGCCATAATATTATTTATTCTCCGTGTTTATAATATAATTTATTTATAATCTTTTTAAAAGATTTTTCTCATAACGCCGCCAAGAAGTGCCTCGCCAATCTGACTCCCTCTTCCTTTGTCATATTTTGTTACAGTTTTAAACTTCTTAAACGATAGTTGTACTTGTTGCTTAAGTAATATTTGTTCAGTTCCTCCCCCCATAGTAATCTCTGACATACTAAATGGAAAACAATCTGTAAGTTCAATCTCATATATTATATCATCTTTTGTGATAAAATTTAAATCGAACTGCCCTTGAGCAAAATCTAGTGGACCTAATCTAGGAAGTCTTGTCCTTATAGAACTTGGTATTTTACCAGCATTAAATAATTTCTTCTTTGTGATATCAAACGCAACACCCTTTCTTAGAACTTGGATTGTTACAGGTTTAACATAACTTTTATGAAACCTTAATGTTTTGTTTTGAGAATCATATGCTGTGCTTTGCCATGCTTCAAAATAATACCTTGCTCCAAAATCGTTTAGAAGCATAAACGAAAGATTAATATCCATATGTGAATCGCCATAAGCAACCCTGAATGTGTTATCCATCCCCATTTGAACTTCTCTTGTGGTAATTTGTCTGCTAGGTAAAGATATATCAGTACACAATATATCCATACCTCTATTTTCGCCGTTTATTGTAGGCAATTTAATTCTATATAAATTAGAGTCTGCTAGACCTCCACCTTTACCGATTTCTGATAAAATATCATCTATCCGTTGTGCCATTTTTTTAACCTATCATCTTTCTTGAGTCTGAGTATGCAGTAAGAGCATTTGGAATTTTCTTGAAACTTGCTACAGGAAGGAATGCTGCTATCTCCCAATCTGTGGCAGGAACCTGTGCAAAACTACTTTTAACATTTGATGTTAAATAATGTTTAAAACAAGGTTTATAGTATTTTAAATTTGCTGTTGATTTAAGAGTACTATATGTAATGTTAAATTTTGCGGTAGGTGAGTTTTTACTTGATGCAATATCCATTAACCCGTCTAGCATCTTTGCTCGTAACATAGGATTAATGTAGTGTAGGTTTAATCCATAGAAACCCTTTGGTGCAGGTCCAACTATAACAACCAAAGGGAAGGTGTCATAATACGGTAATGTATCTTTTGTCTTTGGGTCGTAAAAGAACATCTGCATCGTTCCGACTATATCCCCACCAGTAGGTAACTCTCCCATTAATGCGTTACGATTAATTCCTCGTAAATCTCTTGCACGTTGGCGAAACCATTTACGTGATTCCGCAGTACGAGGTGTTACTCCCGCTCGGAATGCTTCTTGTGATAGGGTATCGAATATCTTACTCATATAGTCTATTTATACTATTTTTTACGACGTTTGTAAGGTTTTATTGGTTTTAATGGTTTGGTTGACTTAGGTATAATAGACTTCAAGGGTTCGTTCTTCTCAGTCCATATCACAAACTCCCAACCTCTGTCCTTGGCATATTCTTCTGCTGCTTCCCACTTATTCACGTTCTTAATAAAAGTCAAACTCTCAGTAAGATATCTCTTTGTTTTCCTTGCACCCTTTGGAGGTCTAGTTTGTCCATCAGGTTTTATCTCTACAAGGAATGTCTTACCCTGTTTAGTTGAAAGTTTCAAGTCCATAAAGTATCGGTGATACTTCCTATCTACTTCATATAGATAAGGTATAACAACTTCTTCGGATGACCACTTGACTATATTGGGGTTATCGTCACACCATTTGAAGGCATGCCGTTCCCATAATGACCTATAGATAACCTTAGTTGGGTCACCTTCATACTTAGATGGATTTTTTACTGAATATCTTCCAGAATATGCCATAAAAACCTTATAAATAGACTTGACGAATATAAACTATTTAGTAGGAAACTAAGATGGCAGACGGAATATCAACTAACAATTCCACCACTACAGTGATAAGAAAAACTACCGCTAGTGGGGAAGGTGCTAAACATCCTGTTGATTTTATGTCAAATTATGTAAAAAACACTTTTCCTCAAAACCTCAAAGAAAATGGTAATAAAACCTACATAAAATTTGAGGTCATTAAAGAGAAACCTGTGACTTTGGGTAATATAGGTACTATTGTTTCACCTTTGCTTAAATCACTTACTGCAGGTCTGGAAAATCTCAGCGAGGTAGCAAAATCTGGAGATACACTTGCAGCAATGGGTAATCTTTTGAATGAGATGACAGAAACCCAATCAGCATCTACTGATGCGGTACTTGACCGAGACATTATATTACCTGTAATTCCAGGAGAATATGTAGACATATATATGCCCGCAGGAATAGATTTTAGTGGTGGTGTAGACTATAAAGGTGTAGATATAGGTCGTGCTGGTGCTATCGGTCTTTCTGCGTTACAAAATGGTACAAACCCTTTAACCGCAATGTTAAATTCAGGAGTGAGCACATTGGCGCGTGGATTAAAAGGTGCTGCTAATAGCGCATCAACAAACCTTGCAGTTAATCAAGTTTTACAAAACTTCAGTAGTGATGATTTTGATACAACAGTAATTAAAAAAGTAGCGAATGTTGCTTCTCAAGTTACAGTAAATCCAAATACAAGACAAACCTTTGAGGGTGTACAAACTCGTACATTTTCGTTTGCGTTTACTATGATTCCTACCTCAAAAAATGAGGCAAGGGCAATTAAAGATATTGTAAAATTTTTCCGCAAACAACTATATCCAGAGTCAATTGACGAAGCAGGAATTAGTATGGGGTATAAATTTCCAGAAAGATTTTATATACACATGATGTATGAAGGTAAAGAAATATTTCATAAAATAAAACCAGCATATTTAACTTCAGTAAATGTTAAATATAACAGTGGTAAGCAAGTATTCTTTAATGACCCAAAAGACGGTGAGGATGTTTCGCCTTATCAGACTGAATTAAGTTTATCGTTTACAGAATCTACTCGCTTAGTAAGACAAGACATAGAAGGTGATAAAGACCCAGATAACAAACTTAATAATAACAGGGGATTTTAAATGCCTACAAATTATTTTACAAATTTTCAATCAGTTCCGTATAGGTTTGGGGATAATGAAACCCCTGTCTTCACCAAGAAACTTTCTCAATATGTTTCTGTATTAGAACATACAAAGAATAGTGAAACCTTATATGAAAAATATACAATAATGGCAGGAGAAAGACCTGATACACTATCTTACAAACTTTATGGGACTGTAGATTACTATTGGACATTTTTTCTTGTAAACGAACACATTCGTGAATCTGGTTGGGCAATTCCTAGTTATGATTTGCTTGAAGAATCAAAAGTTAGATATCCTCATAGAACAGTAACCACTAATGGTGATATATCAAGTGATAATGGTTCATATGAATTATTTCCTGTTGGGGCAACAGTGACAGGTCAACAAAGTGGTACACAAGGAACAATAATACGTAAGATACCAGAGATGGGTCAAATAATAATAAATACTGGAGGCAGTGCATTCCTTCCAACTGAACAATTGTCTTTTTCAACTGTTGACGGAAATAAAGTAGTAAATCTTATATCAGAGTCTGCTCAGTATGATTCCGTTCATCATTATGAAGATGCTGATGGAGTACATCAAGATTTACCTTTATTTGATTTCGGTAATCCTGCTCAAGGGTTGACTCCCATATCATATCGCGAAAGACTTGAAAATAAAAACCTAGAACTACAACGAATTGTTATTATCAAACCAAGTTCTATTGGTCCAGTTGTCCGTGAATTTAAGTCTCTTATGAAACAAAGATTATAGAATATGTCTACTGCTTCTCAAACCCATCCTCAGTACAAAATAACTGAGGCGATAATGTATGCAGATAGATGGTCTGTACCAAACACACCACCTAAAGTTGAAGATGAAACGGACGAACAAACTATAATTGTCAGACCAGAGGGAAAAAAAGAAGTAGGAAAAGTTCCGCTGATTATAAACATAACTACATTGATTGCTGAAGTTCTTATATATGAATCTTTAGATAAACCTTTTTTAACAGGCAAAATTGTTGTAGTTGATAATAGAAATATGTTTAGTGGAATGGAATTTTCAGGAACAGAAAGAATACTGCTCAGTATTGGTACTGCAGATAAAGACCATGAAGAAATGATAGTAAAAAAGAGTTTTATAATGACTGGTATTGAAGCAACTAAAAAGAATAATAAGTCTTCCTCCACAAGTACTTTTGTATTTTCTATTATGGATGAAAATGGATTCATTGGTCGCAGTACAAAATTAAGAAAATCTTATAGTGGTAATCTAGAACATATCATAAGGAAAATTATTCGAAATGAATTTGGGCAAAAAATTGACGTAAGTCTTACGGGCGTTAAAAATGTAAAAGATATTGTAAGTGTTCAAGGGGGTATGAATATAATTGTTCCTAACCTAAATGTCATAGATACTATAACTTGGTTATGTAGTAGATTGACAACAAGGAATAGTTCTCCATATTATACTTTCGCTACATTAAATATTCCAGTGCTGAAAGCAAACGATGATTCAAACGATGTTCCGCCAGAAGAGTTAGCGAAATCTGTTATTAGAATTGGTAATCTAGAAACTATGCTAAGTCAGTCGCCTTTCAATAACAAACCTTATATTTTTTCTCCCACTACTGCGACGAAAAGTATAGGTAGAGGATTAGATAGTTACCTTACTATTAAAGAAATAGATATTCCTAAAAGTTCTGACACACTAAAAATGGTAGATATGGGAGCAGTCAGTAGTAACTACTCTAACACTAATATAGGTACAGGGGAAGTGGCGAAAATTGCTCATCTAGCAAGAACAAGCGTGTTTGGATTACAAAAGGATATGATTATAGGAAATACATCCGCAGTTCAAAACGTTGTAGACCAAGAATTTGCTATAGGACCAGAAAATAAATCTAAAAGCATTGACCTATATCCCTCTAGAAATTTTCATACAATATCGTCATCTGGAACTTACGGAGATTTGCAAAGTTATCACGATGAAAAACAAGAAAAAAATTTTAGACATAAGATTTCTTCTAAGGCAATGAAGGCACATTTAAATAAACATCCATTAACTATTGTAATTGAAGGTTCTACTTTTATGATTGGTAGAGCAACCGTAGGAAGGATTATAGATATAAGGATAAGAAGTAATGTTGCAGAGGTAGAAAGTGTTGAAGGCATGTATGATAATAGATATTCAGGAAAACACCTTATTTACGAACTTAAACATCAGTTTACAAGAAATGACCATAACATCACACTTAATCTTCGTAAACTAGATTCTCAGAGAGATTAGGAATTATGAGTCCCCATCCTATTTTATCAGAATACTATGGCGATAGCACAAGATGGTTTATTGCAACTGTTATAAACTCAACCCCACCTGCAGGGTATGAAGGAAGAGTAAAGATACGCATACACGGATTACACAGCGAGAATACACAAGATATTCCTGAAGACCATTTACCATGGGCGCAATGCGTTCTTCCAACTACCGAAGGTGGAGTATCAGGTATTGGTAAGATACCTCGCATATTACCTAGCGCATTAGTATTTGGTATGTTTATGGACGGTAAGAACTCACAAACCCCTATCGTGTTGGGTTCTATGCCCACAATAGAACGACCTTCTCAAGTACAGTTATCAACGAAGCAAAGTGTATTTGACCAAGATTCTCTTAACATAACTACATTTAATATAAAAAATGATTTACAAGATAAACTAGACGAAGAAACTAAGAAAAGAAGACAAGAGTTTACTATACAGTTCTTTTTAAACTCCGGTCTTACCTATAATCAAACACTTGGTATTACTGAAAATTTATTTCAAAGGGGAATGATATCCGGAGGAAAGGTAGAGGATGGACCATACGGAATTGCTGGGTGGACTGGTGTGAGATTAAGACACTTGAAAGAGTTTAGCGACTCTGGGACAGATTTTAGTGATCAACTCGAGTTTATTATGTGGGAGTTTAATGGAACTATGAGAGATTCATATATCCGTTTATTAGAAACAGACAGGTATGGAGGCGATGATGGTTCCTTTAAAGTTTTCGCTAAATACTATCTTAAGGAATCACTTTCTAGATTACGTGAGTTGAGACCTGTTAACACGTATAATGGCGCATAGTAGGAAATTGTAATGAGGTCAATAATTAATCAAGCGGCAATTAGAAAACTTTTAAAAGAAGGCAAGGCAAAACAAGTTCAGGATGCGCTCGAAAAGTCACAGATGGTTGAAAACCCTCCTGTTCCAATACCTAAATTTATTCCGTTTTCTGATGAAGATGTTAAAGGGACACCATTACAAGGTTTAGGTGTAGATGTTGGCGTCACAGTTGCAGAATATGACATAGAAAATATGCCCAAACCGACTTTAGATTTACAAGTTGCAATCGATAGAGATAGGGTGAACAATTCATCAATAATTGGAGCAAACAATAATGATGGAAAAGAGTTTGGGGGTTGGGTAAAAACATGTGGTAATACAGACGGTGAAGTTGGTGTCGCTACACTCACAGGAGATTTCGGAGTAAGGGGTGGCAGTAAACCAGACGCGACTGTAGTTTGTAGTGGTGCACCTATAGCAATAAAAGCAGCACAACTAAAGCATATCGATAATGCAAACAAAGCGAGAGAAGATGTCGCAAAACATTTAGATACTTTACCTCCTATACTTGGTGCTCCGGCGGCAGGATTTCTTGGTACTGTTCTTAAAATTGTAGGAATAGCAGGTTCTCTTGGTGCTATTTTTCCTGCAGTAACTCCCATGGGTGGCGTCATTGGTAAGATTAAAGAAATAAGAAACCATATTTTAGAAGCAACAGGTATTCAAGGAATTATTGATGGCGTAAAAGGTGCATATGAGGATATGGTTATCCAAGTAGATGGTGTTGTTGAAGATATTACCACTAGTGTCAACGAAACTTTTGATGAGATGATGGGTGGTCTTGAACAAACAGGGAAAGATGTCGCAAACCAAGTGTCTGATGGCGTTAATAATGCCATTAGTGAGGGTGCATTAAACGTATCACAATCAGTACAAATCTATGACCCCGCTGCAACAGCAGAAACGAGTCAAGCAATTCGAGACTTAAACCCACAAACAGTAATTCAAAATTTAGGTGGTGATAACCTACTTGTAAGTCCTTTTACTGGGAGAGTATTAAGCGCGGAAGCATCAGCAGAAATACTTTCATTTCGTACAACAGTGGTTCAGGGTGCACCACAAAGAGTTACTCTTGGTGGTCTTCTTCGTGAATTAGCAGAAGAGACACTAAATGTTCTTAAACTTGAGGTGAAACGCCTTACGACATTCAATATTCCAGACGATGCAGTTAATAATATAGTCAATGACATAGTTGAAGGTGGGGTTAAGAGAGCAAAAGCAGTTGCAAACATAACACTACTAGATAGCGGGATAACTCCCCTTTTAAATAAATTTGAAAATATATTAGATGAAGCAGATGGTATACTATCGGGAAATTTAACTGAAGAAGAGATATTAAATAAGATAAAAGAAGCAGGTGAAGCAGGAGGTGCAACTGCAGCACAGATAAAAGAAGTTCAAGATGCATATAGAAAGAAATTTCTTGAAGTAGAAAATAGTTCTGCATTTAATGATAATCTCGAAGAAATTTTTGAAGAGAGTAATGAGACGACAAGAAATACAATAGAACCAAAAATTAAAACAAAGTTCTCATACGTTGGTTCAGTAGAAGAACTAGAAAGAGAATTTTATCTAAGTGTTATGAGAAGCGCTAGACCTATTAAAGATGTCGTCATTCATGCAACCGACACATTTACGAATAAGAATATAGGTGCAGAAGAGATAGAAGATTCAAACAGTGATGGAGGAGAAATAGGTTATCATTATGTTATTCGAAGAGATGGAAGACTTCAACGCGGAAGGGCAGTTTCAGAGAAGGGAAATCATGCAGATTATGGGTTTGATGTAACTTCTATTGGTATTGTTATGGTTGGAGGCATTAACAGAGCAAGTACAGAAAGTCTTGAGTTTTCTAATTCAAGCGCATCATTCACACGTGCTCAATATGATACGTTAGAGCAATTCCTTAAAGTGTTTTATAATCACATTCCTGGAGGAAATGTTTTTGGTCATAACGAGTTGCATACACTTTTCTCAGATGAAGGTGGTGCTGACGAGGAAGATTACATGTTAGACCCTTATTTTGATGTAGCAGAATACATACTTTCTTTATTCGGAAAGGTAAACTCAGCACAACTAGAAAGTGCTGAATTCGATTCGAACGAAGAAAGTGTCGTAACAGGACATTTCCTTGTACAATCTGTTTCTGCGGAATCAAATACAAGTCTTAGTGTTACAAATATTACAACTATTGATGAGAATGGAGAAGTAGTACAAGAAGAAGAGTCCTTCCTCGATATAATATCAAGACAAGAAACAGAAATACCTAGAGCAAGAAGAACTCCAGCAGGAGATTTTTCTAGTAGATTAGCAAGAGAAGCAGAAGACGCAAGAATAGCAGAAGAAAATACAGAGAATTTACCTTTATTATCACAACCTCCAGTCGAAAATAGTCCAATTCCTGGGTCAGTAAAACATCCTGGAGCAGTTATACTTGATTGGTTCTCTAGATTAACACCTGCGTCTAAGGCGATAAGAAGATATAATCGAATTCAAAGACAAGCAGGAATCGATGCAGAAAACTTTGAAACGAACAGAAATAGTTCTGAGGATGTTCCAGTAGAAAATCTAATACCTGATATTGATGAGGTTGCTGATGAAGCAGCAGCAATAAATGAAAGACCACCTAAATCACAATATAAAGTGATTTATGCTGAACAAACAGGAACAGATGATGCACGAAGTGTTATAAAAAAGGGCGACTTGGTAGACCCAGCACTATTCAAAGATGAAGGTATGGCGATACCAAAGGATTTAACAATACTTGCCAACCTTATAGAATCAGATATAACTGTCAGTAGTGGGTTTCGTGACGAAGTTTATAACGCATTAATTGGAGGAGCAAAATATAGTCGTCATTTAAGAGGAATAGCAGTTGACATTCAAATTGATAAATTTGCTTCAAAGAATGGCGGGACTGGAAACAGTAAATTTGGAACAAATTACTATCACACTGCAGAGGCACATTCTGTAATATATCCTTTGGTAAAAAAGGCAGTAGAGGACTTAGGTTATGGGGGGGTTCACTTGTATGGTTATTTCATACATTTAGATAAAGGTCCACTTCAATGTGGACAAGGCGGAGGGGTTCTTCCTGGAAACCACGGAAATCGAGCACTTGGAGCGTTTATGAGAAGAAGAGGATTTACATCAACAAACCTAACTCAAAAAGACTCTTTATATGACGAAATGGGGAACTATTTGGGTCCAAAGACTACTCCTATTCCTAGACTAAAACCATAAAATAATAACGGGTAAATAATGACAACAGATAAAAATAGATTTGATAGTAGGGTACAAAACTTCGGTATTGGTAAAGAAATTACTGACGGTGTGCCTGCAGATGGAATGCAGAATGCTTCGGGCGATTATCCAAGAAGAGAATATAACTTCGGTTCTTCTATAAACAAAGCAGCAGTTGGTACTAAGGTAAACAAACTTTACACGGGTGGTGGTGAGATTGGTGTTCCTTTAGGAATCCCAAGACAAATGCCTTCTCAGTATCCATTCAACCAAGTTGATGAAACTCCAAGTGGACATGTAATTGAGATGGACGATACTCCAGGAGGAGAAAGAGTTCTTATTAAACATCGTAAAGGTTCTGGTGTAGAGTTACGTGCTGATGGTACGGTTGTAATATCTGCATTGAACAATAAGGTTGAGGTGACAGGGGGAGACCATACTGTGATTGTAGAAGGTCACGGAAATCTTGTATATAACGGAAACCTTAATCTCAAAGTAAGTGGTGATATGAACGTTGAGGTTGCAGGAGATTACAATCTTGACGTTTCAGGAAATAATAATACAAGAACTAAGGGTGCACAAAAACTTGAAGTTTCTGGACCATGTATAGAAAAATTCTTTGATACTAAAACAGAAAAAGTTCTTAAGACCAATACAAGAACCATGTTAGCAGATGACTTTAATTTTGTTAAGGGAGATAGGGTAGACGGAACAGAAGGAAACTATAAATCTACTTCTCATAAAGATTTCTTAATATCTTCTGAAACACAAATTGATATTGTCTCTAAAGATGTCAATATAACAGCACCAGTAGCACTGAATATAAAAGGAACCTCTGGTCTTATAGGTGGTAGTCATATAAGGTTTACTGGACAAACTTTCAGTGGAGGTTCTGAAGAAGAAAATAAACCAAAAACTACCTCTCCTTTTAATGCTGATGATTCAGATGGTTTTGGACTTTCTCAGTCTGATAGTTCTGATAACCCATCCGGATATAGAACTGCTATATTTCACGGAACATTTAAAGGTACTGCGGATAAAGCATTACATGCAAGTAAAGCGAATAGTTCTGTTCTTGCCCTTGCGGCAGCGAATGCGATAGGTGCTGTAGGTACAAGTGCAACAGCGGGTACATTAATTGCTGCTGCAAGTGCTATCTCTGGTATTATGGCAGTTAAAGATATGATGGCAAACTTTAGTCAAGAAGCAGAAGATGGTGGTCATATTCCATTAAACCCTAAAGAAGTTCGCGACCTCGCAAATAATTTAATACCAACTGATGGTCCATTAAGAAGAGACTTAGCACTCTCAAAACCTATACAGCATACAGCGGTGGATGCTGGAGACTTTATAAGGAATGAGACCAAAAGTCTTGATCACTATTTACAGACATTCCGGAGAAAACCTACAACGCAAGAAATAAGGTCAGCATTTAGGAATCCAGTAACAAGAAAAAATACTGCCCTTGGAGCAGTACTTATTAAGGAAGGAAAGTTACATCTAACATATTTAAATGTAGTTCCCCCAGCACTCACAGGAAGAAGTACTTCCCTTTCTAAAAAAGATAGGGAAAGATATGGATATACAGCAATAGGTAACTCATTAGATAATAGAGGAAAGAGATTTTAAAATGAAACGATTGATACCAGACCCGTTATACGACCCCAATAATTTATCACCTATAAGTTCTAGAACTAAACTTGCTCCTGGAATTACAATGGCAAAGTTTCTTGGAGCATATGGAGATAAAAATTCATTCAGATATATAACAAATGAATTAGGGCGAGTTCAAATAGCAAGAAATTTGACCCTACATGCAAGAGCAATGTCTTTAATAAATGGAAATACAGATAGATTTAATGATGTTCGACTTATTGTAAGCGAAGGACTCTACCATCGTGAAGTGCTAGATTTTATAAGCACAGAGATGGAATTAAAAGCAACTGGAAGACTTGTGTATTATCAAGTAATTGGAACTAATGGTTTGATTGATTTAGAACGTACTTATGATGTAGCAAAGTATTGGTTCGATCATATTGAATATGATGTTTTATATTTAGATTATGATCAATACAATCCGGATAAGAGTCTTACTGCACAAATTGGTTTAGAAATGCCTAGTGTTCCACCAAATTATGAAATTAAGTATAATCCTGGAGCAGGGTTCGGTGAGAAGACATCGGTTGCTACTTTCTTTAACGGACAACAACAAGCATCAGGAAGTTTAGTTGAAATAACTAATAATAATTTAACTGATGGAATAACAGTATCAGAACCGATAATACAACAATAATATTATTTTATTTAAAAAGTAATGTTAAAAACATATAAATAAGAATATGACAAGAAGAGCATTTGCAAAAGAAGACACAAATCTAGGAACTAATTCTGTTGAGATTAGTCGAACACGCAAGTATGTCGACATAGACTTAACCTTTTCAGCAAAACCAACAACAAAAGATATCTATAAAAAGAATGATGCTGCGGCAGTTAAGCAAGCAGTAAAAAATCTAATTATGACTAACCAATTAGAAAAACCTTTTAAACCTGACTTTGGCGGTAATATAAGAAGTGCTTTGTTTGAATTGGCAGATTATGGGGAAAACTTTATCCTCACACAAAGAATAGTATCAACAATTCAATCTAATGAACCTAGAGCAAAAGTAATGGATATCATCACTCTAACAACAGACGATTATAAAAATTCTGTTGATGTGACAATAATATTTAAAGTAAGAAATACATCTGAGGTGGTTCAGTTAACCACAAATCTCGCAAGGTTAAGATAAATGGCAACTACAATAAATTCAACAGCACTAGATATTAATAGTATAAAGAACAATCTAAAGGATTCTCTTAGAAACTCTGGTGAGTTCGAAGACTTTGATTTTGAAGCATCAGGAATATCGAGTATTCTTGACGTACTTGCCTACAACACACATTACAACGGTCTTACCGCAAACTTTGCGTTGAACGAATCATTCTTGAGTACGGCACAACTTAGAAGTTCAGTCTTATCTCTTGCAGAGGGTATAGGGTATGTTGCTGATTCCAGAACCTCATCACAAGCAACTATAAACTTATCTCTTGTTGTTAGTGGTAGTGGTGTGATTGCTCCACCCCTTATTCAAATAAACGAAAACTTTAAATTTAATACTACAGTTGATGATGAGAGTTATATATTTCAAACTCGTGAAGATATAAGCGCAGTGAATAATAATGGTAATTTTATTTTTTCAGATATATCCGGAGAAACAAATATAAAGATTATAGAGGGTCTGCAAAGAACAAAAACATTCATAGCATTGAAGGCATCTAATAATCCTATCTATGTTATTCCAGACAAAAATATGGATATGTCTACTGCAATAGTAAGGGTCTATGATTCAGCAACCTCATCAACATTCACTACATATTCTAATATAGTAAATGCTCAAACAATTAATGAAAACTCAACACTTTATATATTACGCGAAGCACCAAACGGAAACTTTGATTTATCTTTTGGTAATGGTGCCACACTCGGTAAAGCACCTAACGTTGGTGCAAAAGTAGAAGTAGAATATATCTCAACCAATGGTAGTGCCGCGAATACTGCAAACGTATTTGCAGCATCACAACAGGTATTCATAAATAATGTTGGATACACTCTTTCTGTATCAACAGTATCAAACGCTGTTGGTGGTAGTTCAAAAGAAGGTATAGAAAGTATTCGTAAGAATGCTCCATTCCAATACGCATCACAGAATAGAATGGTAACTGCTGCAGACTACTCTGCGTTGATACTTAAGAACTTCTCAACATTCATTAGTGATATACAATCCTTTGGTGGAGAAGATGCATTAGAACCAGAATTTGGTGTGGTGTTCGTTTCAATACTCTTTAATGATGAGGTTATAGAATCAGGGCAAGATACATCAGTTAAAGAAGATATCCTAGATTTAGCAGAGCAATTATCTGTTGCCTCATTCGATGTTAAGTTCGAAGACCCCATAAAGACGTTTATTGAAGTTACAACCTTTTTCCAATTCAATGACAACTTAACTACCCTTTCTAGGAATACAATAGAAGGAGAGGTTAATGTAGCGATATCAAATTACTTCACAAACAACACTGGTAAATTTGGTCAATCATTCAGAAGGTCAAACTTATTATCTTTGGTAGATGCTACAAGTGCCGCAGTATTATCATCAAGACAAGAAATAAAAATGCAAAGAAGGTTCACACCTACTCTCACAGCAATACAAAATCATACACTTAGATATGCTGCACCTATAGCAGCACCAGACGATGAATTTTATAGAGTTACTTCTGACCCATTTTTATTTAAAGGGAATGTTTGCATAATACGAAACAGATTAAAGTCAAATGTTCTTGAAATATTTAACAGTAATTCTGGTACAGTAATTATTGATAATATCGGAGACTATTCTAATGATGTAGTAAGGTTAGTTGGTCTACAAGTTGACTCTTTAACTTCAGGCGATTCGTTTATAAAACTGAGTGCAGTTCCTGCAAATCAAAGTGCAATATCTCCTTTAAGACAAGACGTTTTAGTTTTAGATAGTGCCAAAACTTTCACCAAGGTTGTTGACGTACTAGATGGAGTTAATACTTAATGTCTACAAATAAGGACATAACACTTTTAGATTATAATAGGAGAGAACTTTCTTTACCTAAATACTCTGTAAAGGAAATCCTTCCAGAGTTTTTTCGCACTGAGTATCCTAGATTAATTACTTTACTCGACCAATACTATCATTTTGAGGATTCAAATTCATCCCCATCTAAACTTGTTAATGAACTTTTCAAAACAAGGGATATATCTCAAACAGACTTAAACCTCCTTTCATTTATTGAAGATGAATTGTTATTAGGTCAGTCTTTCTTTGAAGGGTTTCAAGATAAACGTGCAGCATCAAAGTACTCTAATATATTATTTAGGTCAAAGGGTACAAAGTATTCTATACAACAATTCTTTAGAACATTCTTTGGTATAGACCCCGACATTATATACACAAAGAAAAACATATTTAATGTTGGTGATAAAATTGGAACTACTAGTGAAAAGTATATAACAGATAACAAGTTATTTCAAAGACATGCAATACTTATTAAGTCAGAACTAACTCAAGATAAATGGAGAGATGTGTACAAACTTTTCGTTCATCCTGCTGGAACTTACTTAGGTTCAGAGATACAAATAGTAAGTACAACCTTAGATACTATACTTGCTCCGGATGTGATTGTTGCACCTCCCCCACCATTCGCTGTTCATAATCAAGCATCCTTTGCTGCCTCTGCATTTATAGACCATACTTCTATTGTAACAGATACTGCAGCAGATGGGTCAACAAGTACAAGTAGAATACGACCTGAGATTGTAAGTATGATATTCGACGGAACGAGCGGTATTACTATTGAACAGATAAATAATCAGTATGGAAGTTTACGTGAAGCACAACTCGCAACATCACCAACCTTTGATGATGATAGTATTGACTTCTCAAATGACTTTGCATTCGAAACATTAGACCAAGGTAAACACGAATAATTGAAAATATAAGTCAATAACTATTATAAATAGAATAAAGAATTAGGAATATTATAAATGGCAAAACAAATATTAAATAAAGGAAGTTCAGCGAATGACGGTGGTGGCGATACACTTCGTCAAGGTGCGCAAAAGATTAACGAAAACTTTACTGAACTCTATACAATATTAGGTGGTGATAGTTTAACTAATGCCGTAAGGTTTAATGCCACTGGAGTAGAGTTTGAGGGTAGTGGTAATAATGATGATTACGAGACAACACTTACTGTAGTAACTCCAACCGCAGATAGAACGATTACTCTTCCTAATGTAACGGGTACAGTTACTCTCAATGCTGCGACTCAAACACTTACGAACAAAACATTAACGAATCCTATATTAAGTCCTACTGCAACTACTGCGGGTAAGATAGAATTCTTAGAAGGTACAAACAACGGAACAAATAAGGCAACTCTGATTGGACCTGCTTCAACTGCAGATGTCACAGTAACCTTACCTGCCGCAACGGATACCTTAATTGGTAAAGCAACAACAGATACACTTACTAACAAGACACTAACAACTCCTACAATAAACTCACCTAAGATTGGTACTGAGATACAAGATGCAAGTGGTAATGAACTCGTTGAGATAACCTCGACAGGAAGTGCGGTAAATCATTTCAAACTTACAAATGCCGCAACAGGTGATAACCCTACTTTAGAAGCGACAGGTTCAGATAATAATGTTGGACTCAATGTTACGAGTAAGGGAACAGGACTTGTTACCGTAACAACAGGTTCTGCATTCTCATCAGGCACTTCTTCAATTATTACTGAAGGTAATGGGCATGTAATGTCTTTGTCTAAAACTACACATATTTTTAATAGTAGTGCAGGTGTTTATGCTTCTTCTCTTGCAAACGGTACACAAGGACAAATAATATTCATTATAAATAAAAACTCGAGTACAGTAACAATAACTCCTGCCACTTTTGGTGCAGGAACATCAATCGCATTAGCGCAGCATAAGACCGCAACTCTTATGTTTGATGGAACTCAGTGGCAATTAATATCAACACATGGTGGAACGGTAGCATAAAATGGCAATATTAACAAATAAATTTAAAAGAGATACTATAGGGTTTGTCAAAACTGATTTTGATGGTGCATCAAACCATTACTTTATTGGTATAGGTAGGTCAGAAGATTGGAATTCAACAGACACACTTATTGCTGCAGAAAATACAGATTATGAAGAAAGATTATTTAGAAATTCTCTTCAATCTATTAAGAAAGTGGCAGATACAGACGCAACGTTTGTTATTGAAAGACATAACTGGACTGCGAATGCTAAATACTCTGCATATAGTGACAAGCAAGCAGTTGCCCCAAGTAACCCATATTATGTTATGAACGACCAAAATGACGTATTCGTTTGTGTTCAAAACAATAAAATTGATGGCGTGGTACAAAATTCTACAGTACAACCCACCTTACAATCATCAAACCCTTATATTATTTTTGAAACTTCTGATGGATATGCGTGGAGATTTTTATATTCTATATCTGCGGCAGACGTAAGTAAGTTCGTTGCTGCTAATTTCCTTCCTGTTAAATTAGTTGGTACTCCTGGAAATGCTACTGAAACTCAACAGAAAGCAGCACAAGATGCTGCAGTATCTGGACAAATATTAGGATATGAAGTTGTATCTGGAGGAGTAGGGTATAGCGGAACAGTAACTCTTGCTGTTGAAGGTGATGGGACTGGTGCTGTCGCAACAGCAACTTTGAGTGGTGGTGCAATTTCTAAAGTAGAAGTTACAAGTATCGGAACTCCTGCAAACTTAGGTACAGGATACACTAATGCTATTGTGAAAATTACAGGAGGTTCACCAACTACTGCTGCGGTCATTAGACCCATATTTGCCTCAAAAGGCGGTTTAGGTAGTGACCCAAGGGTTGATTTACGTTCAAGTTCTATTATGTTTGTAGTAAAACCAGATGGAGCAGATGGTAGTGGAGACTTTATTATAGGAAACGACTTCCGTCAAGTAGGGTTAATTAAAAACATAACAACAGATGGTAGTACACTCTTTACTGCTTCAACAGGTCTTGCTTTAAGGAAATTAATATTAAGTGGTGCACCCACTGCAGCATTTTCTGTTGATGAAACTATAACAGATGGTACTACAGGCGCAAAGGCAGTTGTAGATGCTATATCTACAGATGGGCAAACACTAACATTCCATCAAAATGACACAACAGGTTATGGGTCTTTTGGTGTAGGTCATGGATTAACTGGGGGTGATGGCGGTAACGGAACTATCCATGGTAGTTCTCATATAACTGCAGCAGAGGTAGATATCTCAACTGGAGATGTGTTATATATAGATAATAGAGCAGCAGTAACTCGTTCAGCAGACCAAACAGAAGACATTAAAATAGTCATACAACTTTAGGATAATAGAATAATGCCAACAACTTTTACCTCAAATGTCTTTTCGTCAACATATAAGGATGACTACAAGGATAGTGATAACTATCACCGCATATTATTTAATAGTGGTCGCGCGTTACAGGCACGCGAACTCACTCAGATGCAAACAATTATACAAGAAGAGATTGGAAGATTTGGTCGTAATATATTCAAAGATGGTGCTGCCGTAAATCCAGGAGGTCCATCTCTTAATAATGATTATGAATTTGTTAAACTCGCAACAAACTCTTTAACAAATATATTAAACTCAAGTCTTATAGGATTAGAATTTACAGGAAGTAATGGCGCAAAAGCAAGGGTTCTTGAGGTTGTAGATGCAGTAGGTACTGACCCAGACACTCTTTATATACAGTACACTTCGACAAAAGATGGTGGGACTGGTGCTTCAGCAGTAAGGTTTGGTGTATCAGAAACATTATCAAGCGGAAGTACAACTCTTGTAACTGCAGGTTTAGATAAACAACCCGTTGTGGGTCGTGGTTCTAAGATTAATAATGCTTCAGGAGACTTCTTTGTAAGGGGTCATTTCGTATTCGTTAAAGAACAAGGTCTTATACTCTCTAAGTATACACAAAATCCTAGTAAAGTTATTGGTTTTAAAATAACAGAAGATATAATAACATCTACAGATACTGACGCATTATTTGATAATCAAGGAGCAACACCTAATCAAACATCTCCAGGAGCAGATAGATATAGGATTCAACTTACTTTAACAACAAGGGATGAAGTTGCTGCTAATGAAAACTTTGTTTATTACTGTGATGTGTTTGAGGGTAAAATTGTTGATCAAGTATCAGGTACAGATGATTATAATAAAATAACTGAAGTCCTTGCTACAAGAACAAAAGAAGAATCAGGAAACTATATCGTAAAAAGATTTAAGTCAAACGTTTTAGATGCTGGCACTAATCAAAGTATTACTATATCTCCAGGAGTCGCATACATAAACGGATATCGTGCGGTAACTAACAAACCAACAACTTTAACTGTATTAAAACCAAGAACAACAACAGTACTTGATAATGATATTGCTCCAGTCTCATATGGTTCATATTTTATATGTGATACCTTTGAAGGTAAGTTTGGTATAGATTCATTTGAGGTGATCAACCTAAGAGACAAAGCAGGATATACAGATAGTACAACTTTAACATTAGGTACTGCAAGAGTTCGATCAGTAGAAAAAGACGGCAGTAACTTTAAAGTCTATTTATTTGATATTAAAATGAATGCAACTAAAAATATTCGTGACGTTAAAAGTATTGGTTTATCAACAATAAGATTTGCAAACGTTTTACTAGAAAATTCTAAAGCAGTTTTAAAAGAGTCAGGTAATAATACACTCGTGTATAGCACATCTTATCCTCGTATCAAAACTATATCAAGCAGTAACTTCGAAGTTCAAAGACTTTTCACTGCCTCAACAGGCACTAATGGTGACTTCTCAATATCCGGATTAGCGACTGGAGAAACTTTTGTAAGTAGTGGTGAGTGGATAGTAACAGATACTACAACAGGAGATGTTGCGGCATCAACGTTTACAATAAATTCTCCCTTTACTTCTGCTGCTATCAATACTTCTCTTGTTAGTGGTAGAGCAGTAACAGTATTAGCAAAGGTCAATAAAGCATCAGCATCGCGTAGGAGAAAATTTCTTCGTGAAAAAACTTTATCAGTAGATTTAACACAAGGTCTATTGACAGATAGTAGAACCGGAGTGAAATATGTTGACTTACATAATACAGATATTATATCAGTATCGGAAATAAAACAAACCAATACAAATGGAACAGACTTGTCGCATAAGTTTAATGTTGATAACGGACAAAGAGTAAGTCACTACGCAAATGCAAGACTTGTTTTAGATAAGGGTACAACCGACCCAACAGGAACTCTTTTTGTAAAATATAAACACTTCGAGCATGCAACAGATGGAGATTTCTTTTCAGTTGATTCATATGACGGTGAGATAGCATACAATAAAATACCAGACTTAAAATCAAATGGAACAGTAGTTGCTAATTTAAGGGATGTTATAGACTTCCGTTCTGCTGTTGACTCTGATGGAACATTTGGTGATGCTAGTGGTGGCAGAGACGCTACTATGCATGAACTTCCTAAAAATGGAGATTTCTTTAGTGGAGATGTAACAAACTATCTTAACCGTTCTGATAAAATTGTTATAACAGAACAAGGTATAATAAAGAATATTACAGGTACTGCTGCTCTTGATGCATCACTTCCCCCTACACCAGAAGGAACTTTACCATTATTTGAAATATCTCATAATGCTTATGGACTAAGTGAAAAAGACCTTGCCATAAATCCAATTGAAGCAAAACGATTTACAATGAATGACATCTCTAAATTAGAGAAACGTATTGATAAAATTGAAGAGACAACTTCTTTAAATTTACTAGAGGTTGATACAAACTCTTTATTAGTACTAGACGGAAGTGGTAATATCAGAACTAAGTCAGGGTTCTTTGTTGATAACTTTAGAAATCGTGCCTTTACTGATTTCAATAATGTAGAGAATCGTTCTGCGATTGACCCATCCCTTGGAACTATGCAAAATCAACAGTTGACAAACAATTTCACTTTAAGATATGATTCTGATAAGTCAACAAACACTATATTAAAGGGCGATACAGTCTTCATTAACTATAGTGAAGACTCAGCGATAAAACAAATTAAGGCAACAGGAACAGAAAATGTAAACCCATTTGCTGTAATTACAGGAGTAGGTAATATAACATTATCTCCCACTTCAGACGAATGGGTAGATACTGTATTTGAACCTCCTTTAATCACAATGGTTCCAAGAGTTGGATGGGATTGGTCAACAAATAACTTCTTCCCAATGAATGGTTTCGGAACAGTTGACGCAGGTACATTCACAGGTTGGAATGGCGACCAAATGTGGAACTGGAATGGTACTTCATCAAGACCTACTAATGATGTTAGAGCACAAGCAGCAGGTGCAGGTGGAGGCGGTGGACTTTTCGGTCTAGGAGCATTAACTAATCCAGCACTTGAGGCATTTGCCTCCAGACAAGCAGAACAAACTAGGTCTCCTAGAATCGTTACAGGTGCTGGAATTATTCGTGAAGTGATTGAAGATAGAGAAGTATCTGTCACATTCATACCTTTCATAAGGTCAAGAAAAATATTCTTCAGAGCAGAAGGATTAAAACCTGATACAAGATTCTATGCTTTCTTCGATGGAGTCTCCGTAGACAACTTTATAAAGGGTGATGATGCATTTGCTAACTTCGCTGACTCAGAAACAGGCGGAGTTGAATATGGCGATGAATTCAGAGAATCAACCCAACATCCTCAAGGTACTGCTGCACTCACATCATCTGCCGAAGGAAAGGTAGAAGGTTCTTTCTTCATTCCGTGTAATTCTCTTCCGGAGGACGAAGATGCAGAAGATACAGGTGTAAGGTTCCGAACTGGAGAGGTTGAATTTAAGTTACTAGATATAAGTGCGAATAATGATGAATCAGCAACAAGCATTGCAGCAGCATTGTATACAACCGCTGGCACACTTTCTACTCGCGTACAAACTATAAGACAATTTGATCAAATAAGAAGGGCACAAGACCCTCTTGCTCAGTCATTCCGAGTTACCAAATCATCAGGAATGTTTGTAACTAAAGTGGATTGTTACTTTAAAAGTGCAGATGCAAGTGTTCCTATACAATTACAGATAAGACCTATGGTAAATGGTGTTCCTTCTGCAAGTGAAATTGTTACGGGTGCTGTTAAATTTATAGATGGTGGTGCTGTACTAACTCCAGAGGCAGATGAACAAGATATGACTGGTGTTCTTAGTCATCCTACAACATTCGAGTTTGATCAACCAATTTTCTTAAATCCAAACACAGAGTATGCGATTGTTCTTCTTGCAGAATCAGTAGAATTTGAGGCATATGTTGCAGAAACATATGAATATGAACTTGGTTCAACTGAAGCAAAGGTTAACAGACAACCTAGTATGGGTTCACTCTTTAAGTCACAAAATGGTTCTACATGGGAACCAGACCAAACAAAAGACCTTATGTTCAAAATACATAATGCTGTATTTGATACAGCAGGAGGCACTGCGGTATTTGAAAACACAGATACACAAAACTTATTACTTAGAACTAATCCTTTATTCACTACAAGCGGTTCTGCTGCGATTACTGTTCTTGCTCCAGGACATGGTTATAGAAAAGACGATACTGTAACAATTTCTGGAGTAACAGGAAGTGACAATAATGGTATTAGTGCTGCAAATCTAAATGGTAATAGGGTTGTAACTGCTGCTGACGGATTTGGTTTCACTTTCAACGCAGGTGGTAATGCTGATACAACAGGTAGAACTGGTGGGTCAGGATTTAGATTCCCTGATCAAAGAAACTTTGATGGTGTTATTCCGAACTTTACTGCTCTTGTTCCAGATAATACAAAAATTGGATTTACTTCTGAGTTTACAAACGGAAGTTCTTTGGCAGGTTCAGAAACAGCATATGGTAAAGCAGCAGTTACAGGTTTATCTATAGGGGAAGAAAACTTCTTCACTAAACCTAGAATGATTGCAAACAGAGCAAATGAAATCGCTTCAATTGAACCAGCAGGTACTCTAGTTCGTTCAACGACCTTTAATATGGCATTAACATCAACTAGTTTAGATGTCTCTCCCACTATAAATGCTCAGAGGTCTTCTATAACAACAATATCTAACCTTATAGATAAACAAATATCGGGTAGTACAGAAACCACAGGGTTTAATATTCCATTAAATTATATTGCAGAGACTAATGCCTTTGGTGGTTCTGCTCTTGCTAAACACCATACTGGAGTATCTGTATTAGATGAACCAGCAGTTGGGTTGAAAGTTATTCTTAATGCATTAAGACCAAGTGAAGCAGACTTTAGGTTGTACTTTAGAGTTGCTAATGAAGGGGACGATATAACAGATGTAGATTGGACTCTTCAGACTCAAGAAGAAAATGTTCCTCCGGATACCTCTTCTTTCAGAGAATATAGATATCTGATAGGCGGCGCAGGAGGTGACCTTGATGAGTTTACTCATTATCAATATAAGATTGAAATGAGAAGTTCAAACTCTTCTGCACCACCTATCATTAGAGACTTTAGGTCAATAGCATTAGCAACATAATATGAATAACAATTTAGTAAAAGTAACAAATGGTGTCGGTCTTGCTCGTGATAGGAATACTGGAACCATTTTAAATATAAATAAAAGTGAGATTAGAGAAGCACGTGAAAGAAAAGAACTAAGAAAACAAAAGGAAAATGAGTTCGAACAACTTAAGGCAGATGTCTCTGAGATGAAACAACTCTTAAACACTATAATAGAGAAACTATAATGACCACACCAGCAAATAAACCGAAACTTGTTATTACCAATACCTTCTCGGATTTGGTGACTAAATTTAATACTGTCTCTATTGACTTAGGAGCGACAGGCGCACTTAATACATCACAAGATTCAGATGTAGTAGGAGCAATTAATGAATTAGAAGCAGACTTATTTAATGCAGAAGGTGGTACTAAAAGAACCCTTGCTTCGCTTACAACTACCGACAAAACTTGTATTGTTGACGCAATAAACGAACTTGATTTACTACAGGGTGACACTGCAATGGGTACAACTGCAACTACCGTTACAGGTGCGATTGCAGAAATAGAAGGTGTCTTTGATGCCTCCGCGAAAGGTATTAGTGCGGGTTCAAATGCGTTTGATATTGCTTCAGGTGCATTTAGTGTTGATGCTTCAGGGGCAATTACTCTTGATGCTACAGGAGATGTAGTGCTTAAAGATGCAGGAGTTGTTTTCTCAACCCTAGAGAATAGTAGTGGTAATCTAATTCTGAAATCTGGTACAACTACAGCATTAACGTTTGCGGGTGCGAATGTTACTATGGCAGGAACTATAACGCCAAGTATTTCTCTTAGCACAAGTGCTACTACAGTTGCTACAGCAATTAACGAAAACCATACAGAGGTAACTGCTGCGACAACTAATATTGCTACATTAAATACTAACATTGGTACAATCAATGCAACTAACTTAGGGACAACGGCATCAACAGTTGTTACTGCGATAAAAGAAGTTCACGATGAAGGTGCTACTGCAACAAGTAACGTAGCAACCAACACTAGTGCTATCAGTACAATCAATACTAAACTAGGGACAATTACTGCTGTCGCAATGGGAACTACTGCGTCAAACGTAGGTGCTGCTATACGAGAACTTGAAGAAGAAATTGATACAATTAATAGTACTGGTGCTTCTCCAAATAACGATGCAATAGGTACTATCGGAAACCTTACCACAACAGCAACTAATCTGACTGCCGCAGTAAATGAATTAGAAGCAGACCTATTTAATGCAGAAGGTGGTACTAAAAGAACCCTTGCTTCATTAACAACAACTGATAAAACTTGTATTGTAGATGCCATAAATGAGTTGAAGGCAAGTATCCCCTTGATATATGCTGCTGACGGAACGACAGTATTGAATTAGGAGTAATTGATGTCTCGATTACCATTAAAACATAAATCTGCTAATGATGTTCAGGAGATAACGACTGCTGAACATAACTACATTGCATATCTTGCAGGGTTAGAGTTACAAACTTCATCCGGAACATATAGTCAAACATCTTTAGGTGCTCTTGGAACTACTGGGGATACTGATGAACTGATTGGTTCTTTAAACAATTCAGAATATGATGGTGATGTTGGTGACCATGGAACACTTAGTGTGACAAATACTACAACTAACATATATCAACAAAGTGGTTCTGTTCCCTCTTTACCTACAAATTTTCGCAATCCTTTGTATCAATCTAAAACAGGTATTCAACAAGAGATACGCGAGTTTAATGATGCAGACCAATTAGCACTCGGAGAAACTCTTGCAGGTATAATATACTCAAATAATTATCCTGGAACTTTTTACTTAGGTTCTTCTGCCCCTAGTCCTGCTTCAAATTATGCTGTTGCTATTGCAAATGTCATGACCGACACTACTACAGACGCAGACGATACCGATACCGTTTTTAATCTTTATCAAAGAAAGACTATGACGTCAAGTCCATCTACTCCTTCTGCTATTTCTACTATGTGTGTTCAAAGAGCAAGTGGTCAGACAGGAGATTTCCAAGGGTTACAATTAATGTCTTTAGCAAAGATGAAAGCAACTGCAAAACATTGCCTTGATAGATATCTTGCATTAAACACAAGCACTAATCTTGGTATCGGTTCATATCTAATTAGAACTTCTACTCCCTCAGAGACAGGAACATGGGTTCAAAGAGGCGAAGCAATTGATAAAAGAAACTCAATAACGCAGGTCAATTATACTGGAACGTTTTCAGGCACACCAAGAACTTCTACGACAAGGGTTGCTAATTTTATAACTCAATACACAAATACGAGAAATTCAGTTACAAGCACCCAAGACTTCTCCAGTTCAAGAACTTCAACTACAAGAACTGAAGACTTTTCTTCACAAAGAACCTCTTCTTATACAGGAACCTTCACAGGTACATTCACAGGTACTTTTACGAGTACGTTCACAAGTACATTCACAGGAACATATACTAATCCTGGAACAACTACGACATATAATAATATCACTGAATCCTATATTGCTTGGCAATTCACTAGTGGAATATATAATGGCACAGGAACTGACCGTACAGATGTTTTTATTGACGGAACAATTGTTGCAACTTCGTCAGGTAGTCCTACAACTATCGTAAGTGGAGGTGTTACATATGCACGAACAGGGTTTCATTCTAGACCTTATGGAATTGGTAATATGGTCTTATATAAGTTTTCCGCTACAACTGCAACAACTACTAGTACAGGAACACCAAGTACGAGAATATCAACAAGAACCTCTACTAACGATTTTACAAATACGTTTACAAGCACATTTACTCGAGACTTTATTGGTACACCTAGTACGAGAAATTATACAACAACCTTTACTGGTTCGCCAAGAACATCAACATCTACTACACAATATCAAGGTTTCTCTGAATCAATTACAAGTACTACAAACTTTACTACTAATTTCACACCCACATTCACAAACACCTTTGCAGGTGATACTATCCAAGATAATTCATACGCTGACATTGTCACATATAAACTATATGTAAGGACTGCATAAATAACATATAGATATACTTGATTGTGGAGATTTATTATGGAAAGAACTTGGAAAGATAATGCTTTCTGGGAAACACCCAAGAAAAAAATTCTAAATTGTATTAGCGAAGAAGTTTCTCCGGATGGAAAAATCATAACTAAGGTTATGAAACTTCAAGAAAAGAATCCTCTCTTTCAAGAATGTTTAACCTTTCTCGGCGAAGATGTTATTGATGCTTCTACAGTAGAACGCAAGGGAAGAAAACAAAGAGAAGCAGAGGTAAAACTCGAAAGTGAAAAAGAGTTACAGAAGGCAAAGAAACTAGAGAAACTTTTCAAGTACAAACTAGAAACTTTTGAGATACCTGAAATAAAATTAACTAAAAATAGAAAACTTAAATCAAAACTTCGTAGGTCAAAATCAACTATCGAAGTTAATCTATATGCTATGATGATACTCCAAGAAAGTCTAAAAGATGAATAAGGGGTTTATTATTGTTGCGTCAAGAAAGAACAACTTTTATATATATGCCATCAACCTCATAGAGTCAATCAAAGACTTCTATCCGGAGGCACATATCACTTTCGTTACGGAAGAAAGATTTCTTGATGGAAGAGAAGATATTGCTGACAATATTATATTATGCGATGATCACTATCGTGCAAAGTTATGGGGTATGGCAAACTCTCCATATGATGTTACTATGTATATTGATGCCGATATGGAATGTGAACACGAAGATATTATGACAGTATGGGATAACCTTGGCGAGAATGATATGGTGTTTCATGAACTTACTGAAGAACGCTCCAGATATTATTCAGTGAGACATTTTGAGGTTGACCATATAGAAAAAGGGGGTTGGTTCAGTTTATGCGGTGGAGTGTGCCTGTATAGAAGTTCCAATCCCCTAGTGAAAGAGTTTATGAATGAGTGGTATGAGTTATATGATAAACAGCAAAAAGGTAACTGGAAACCAGAGTGTTTCACAAGAATAGATGAATGGGATAAAAATTTAAAAGTCTTTGATCAAACAACACTATGGTACATGACAGAAAAAATGGAAAAGTATAAAGACCTCAAGATAGGTTTCTTTCATGATGACATTCGTTGGAACTACTTTACACAATATCAGTATGAGAATCTAAAATCAATTGAGAACAAACCTGTCATACTCAGACATTATTCAGGTTGTCTTGAAAAGGATAAGGCATTGGTGTGAGGGATATACCTATAAATAATCCATATGTCAAGGAGGCATTAAATAACTTCCTTTGGTATTACGAGAATAAAGACCTTGTAATGAAAACAATAAAGAGAATAGGTAACACCAAATCACGGAAACATTTTACCTCAAAAAAATATTTAGACAATTTAGTTTTTATGGGTAGAGACCATAACGGATATCCTGAGGATATGTGTTCGTATGAACTTAAAGCAGATAAACTAAAATCAAATATAAAGGACAATACACATGCGGCAGAACTCATTAAAAGATACAGTGATTACAATACGGAATTATGTTCTATTCTTTGCACTAAGAACAATGCTCTAACCACAATGTATCCACCTAATGGATTTATTGGGTGGCACAATAATGCAAACGCGAGTGCTTACAACCTTATATTCTCGTGGAGTGAAACAGGGGATGGACACTTTCAATATATAGATGGAGAAACAGGCGAAATAATTATAATGAAAGACAGAAAAGGTTGGAATTGTAAAGCAGGGTACTTTGGTTCATATAATGAGCATGAAAGTAAACTAGTGTATCATTCTGCGGAAACTGATTGTTGGAGAATGACTATATCGTATATGTTTAATCGTACTGAGATGAGTGCTAATATACAAGAAGAAACAATACAGGAGATAATGGATATCTAACCTCCCCCAGTATTCTTATTTCTTAACATTATGTATTACTACTTATACGAATTAAGATTTATAGAATTAATTATTAGTATATCCATCCCTCCCCAAAGAGTACTTTAATTATACTATACTTTTAAAGAAAAGTCAAGCATAAAATATATTTTTATTTCTCTGATATAGGGTTTCAAAAACATATAAATAGATGTAACGATTAAGTAAAATGGAATTAAAAAATGGCACTAGTATCACACGAAGATATTGTAATAAACCAAGGCACAGATGTCGCGATAGAAATACATCTCGTTCACGATAGTGGTAGTGTTTATGACTTAACAAACAGAACAGTTACCTCAAAAATGAAAAGAAGATATGCTGACTCCGCTGGAGACCCCTCAACAGTATCTTTCAACTCAGTTATTGCGACACCCCCAACAGCAGGTATCGTAACATTATCCCTAACTAACGCAGTCACAGATGCCCTTGAAACAAGAGGTCGTTATGTGTATGATGTAGAACTTTCCTTTGTAGACGATAATAACAATACTATTATCGAAAGAATACTCCAAGGAGAAGTAGAAGTTTCACCCTCAGTAACAAGATAGATTAAATATGCCTTCAGTTATATACCGAGACCCAAAGATTAAAATAAATGCTGTCATCTATAAAGACACCACAGTCAGAGTAAAGAAACTCAAAGTAGGAACACCTGTAAAAAGAGTTACTTCAGGTGCGTTTAATATTGATAACCTTTCAGGAGTAAGTACTTTAAATAAGACTGCAGGTTCTATACTTGCATACAATGCGTCCGATACAAATTGGTCTACCACAAACTTTGCTACAGGTAATAACATTTCTATTACTTTTGATAGTGCCGCAAATACATTTACCTTTGGTACGAATGCCGCATTAACGAATGTAACTTCACTTGACGCAACGACTACGAGTACAGTACGCGGTGTATTATCTGTAACAGATGCAGGAGGAGATGGTTCTCTTGGATACAACTCTTCAACAGGGGTCATTACATATACTGGACCAAGCGCAAGTGAATCACGCGCACACGTTTCTGCCGTTGATGGTGGAGGTGATGGGTCATTTACTTACAATTCTTCTACAGGTGCTTTCACTTATACTGGTCCAAGTCCAAACGAAGTTCGCGCACACATAACCGCAAACAAAGGTTTAAACATAAGTAGTGGTGAGTTGAATATTGACTCTGCTAATGTAAAGGGAATGTTCTCAGGGGGAACAGGGGTTACTTATAATGACGGTGTAATATCTATAGGACAACCTGTTGCTACAAGTTCAGATGTTACCTTCAACGATGTTGTTGTATCAGGTAACCTTACGATATCAGGAACACAAACTACTGTCAATACCGAAACATTATTACTTGCAGATAATGTAATTGTTGTTAACTCAAATGCCACAGGTACTCCATCCGAGAATGGTGGTATTGAAGTTGAACGTGGAGACGCAACTAATAAGACTTTGATATGGAACGAGTCAATCGACAAGTGGACAGTAGGTTCAGAAACATTCGTGGCAGGAACCTTTGAAGGTAATCTCACAGGTAACGTAACAGGTAATGTTACAGGTCAAACTTCAGATATATCTAATCATGATACAGACGATTTAACAGAAGGTTCAACTAATCAATATCATACTACTGCTCGCGCAAGGGGTGCGGTAAGTGCAAGTGGAGATTTATCTTACAACTCATCTACTGGTGTATTCTCTATTGATGTTGAAGACGCATATACTAAGGTAAACTTCGATAGTGACTTGAGTGCCGCAAACACAGGACAACTTCCAGAAGGTTCTAATCAATATCATACTACTGAACGCGCACGAGGCGCAGTATCCGTAACGGACGCAGGGGGTGATGGTTCACTTGCATATA